TCTTGCATTAGATTACCCAATTCATCTGCCATAGTTTTAGGATCAAATTTAAGTATGTTCCAAAAATGTTGCTGATCTGGTGTCAATTTGAACTCCAAAAGTTATAACAATACTAGTATTATACTAGCTTGTTCAAATTATGTCAACGGAGTTTATACTCGAAAACTTTCACCGCAACCACAGCGGTCGCGCTCGTTTGGATTGATAAAATCAAATCCTTCGTTGAGTCCGTTGCGAACCCAATCCATTGTTAAGCCTGCTAGGTAAGGCTCATCTTTCAAACTGACTAGTACGCAGAAATCGTTTTGGGCATAATTGATTATGCCTTCTTCTCCGTCATACTTGTCCACATATTCTAACACATAGGCCAGGCCCGAGCAACCGGTAGTTTTTACGCCTATGCGAATGCCAACGCCTTTACCTCGACGTGCCAAATTCTGTTTGATTTTTTTACTGGCTGTGTCTGTTACGGTAATCATTTACGGCTGCTTTGATTGAATCTTCCGCAAGTATTGAACAGTGGATCTTAACTGGAGGAAGCGCGAGCTCTTCAGCAATCTCGCTATTCTTAATCTCTAACGCGGCGTCAAGTGTTTTACCTTTAACCCATTCTGTGACCAACGAGCTTGAAGCAATCGCACTACCGCAACCATATGTCTTAAATCTCGCATCTGTGATGATACCATCTTCTACCTTTATACTTAATTGTAAAACATCACCGCAGGATGGTGCTCCCACTAATCCTACTCCAACTCCTGGGTCACCTTTTTTATATGAACCTACATTTCTTGGATTATTATAATGATCTAAAACTTTCTCCGAATAAGCCATTATTGCACATCCTGGGTGTGTTTGTGTTTAAGACTTTTTTTGAGGATCTTGAACCAAAGTTTTTTAACTTTTGCTAAGTTGTGTTCTACTTCTGCTATGTTCAGTCGTCGAATCAGTTTTTTTACTTTCATAATCAATTGGGTACCAGTACCATCTTGTTCTGACCAGTTTGTGGATCTGTCATCTGTTGCCAATGATATCCTGGGGGATCGACCGGAGTCGGTTGTTGAACTACTACCGGCGGTTGAACTAGTACTACTGGCGGCGGAGCATAGTAATAGGGTCTTGACAGTTCGTACCCAATCACCCCACCAATCAGGGCTGGCGCCACCCAACCACTGTAACCACGATAGCAACATCTGTGGTGCCATTCGGCTTGAGCATGTCCAAATACACATACTGAAAGAATACCAGCTAATATGAGTTTTTTCATTTATTTCTCCTTAACACTATTTAATTGTGTTTATACTATGTTAGTATAACAGATTACGCTTACAACATCAACAGATTTGGTTACTTGTTCATTCCACGTTTCATAGCATCTTTGGCATTTTGAGCCACTACTTCTTGCGCTTGATTAGCGTTCATAGAAGTATCAGGAGCGTCGGTATTACCTTTGAAGCTGACAACATTACTGTTGGGTTGGTAAGGTTCTAGTACATTTGATAAAGGTTCTCGAGATATGATATCACCTAAGTTTTCTTCTGTAATATTCACTCCTAAACCTTGAGCAAATTTTATAAATGCCTTAGATGATACTTGTAATTTAGCGTTGGTGTCTTTGGCACGCCCTGCTAAAAATTTAGTTAGAGCTAGAAGTTTTCCCGAGTCAACGGCTCTGCTATCTTCAACTTCAAAAATTAACATTATCTTTTAGCGCGGCCTAGGCCAGCACCACCCATCTCTGGAGATTCAGGTTCTTCGGGCTCTTCTATACCAGGGGCTAAACCTTCGTCGTCTGGCATTGGTTCTTCTGGCATTTCGCCCGCCATTCCGTCATCTATTCCTGGTACTGTCGGCACATCTTGCCCTGTAACAGTTCCTAACGCGGCATCCAACTGTTGTTTGGATTGTTGTAGATTTTGTACTAATCCTGCCAGTGCGGCAGTAGCATCTGTATTAAATTGCATAGCTTGATCAACACCTATTTGATTTTTGATTTGATCTATTAATGCTGGCAGGTCTTTAAACTGCATACTAGTTACTTGCTCTAGCATTTTCTGTACATTGTCTACCATATCTTGGGCAGCCAATACCACTTGTGCTTGTTGTACTTCTGACTCACGCAGAATACTATATACCTGACGACGGAAAGCTGAATTTTCTGTGACTGTTGCTAGAGCAGCCAGTGCTTGTTGTTGCGCTGGATCAGTAATATTTTTGCCTGTTTGGACACTTTTTAATGCGTTTTGGGCGGCAGTTTTTTGCTGAGGATCTTTAAGCTTGCTTAATTTTGCTTGAGCGGCTGCTTGACCTGCGGCTACAGTTGGATTAGGTTGCGGGACAGCGCTCTGTTGCTGTTGCACATTTTGTGTGGATCCGGCGGCGGCTCCGACTGGAACTGTAGATACTTCTTTGATCTTAGTAGCAAGAACTTGCTCCATCATCATTAGTTTTAGATAAGCTGGATCCTGTTCGCTGGTGTGAAATTCTCTAGTCTGACGATGGGCGTTAGCTAGTTTACGTACTTTTTCCAGCATTGTACGTGCTTGTTTAGCAGATATAATATCTACATTGATAGTGTCACCAAAGTAACTTTCAAAAACGTTAGCGGCTTGTCTTGAAGGTACCGGAGCGGATAGTTCGAACAGTTTCATTATTAAATCCTTGTTGTTGCAAGTATTTAGCTTGATTAATACAAATCGTTAAATCATTTTCTAACTTTTTCTTGTGTATAATCTTAGTTTCCAACTTGGTTCCTATAGTTTCTTTAAAAAGCCAACCTTTGCTTTTATCACCTATTCTAGCTCTAACATCAATATCATTAATCAAAGATGATAATTTAGTGTCTAAATTAAATATATCTCTTGCTAGGTTGTACTTTTTATATTTGTCTGCTATACACCAAGATACTGCTGTTTTTGTGCTGGTAAAAATTCCCACATCAGTGGCTGAACAAAATACTCTCCACCCAGATTTTTCTAATATGAGATGATATTTGTGGAAAACTTCGTAAGTTCCCTTGTCTGTTTGATATATGACATTGGATAGTTGGGAACCAAATTCATCCAGTAGTATCTGTTTTAATTCTTTATTGTAGTTCATTTGACAACATAATGCACAATTAAAAATCCTATAGTACCGATTAAAAATCCTATAATTCCTATTCCCCAACCAATAATTTGATCATTACGTTTGCTTGACATGTCTTCCACGATGGTATGTACTTTGTGTATGGATTCTGATACATCAATAATTTTAGTGGCTAGGTCTAGCAATCTGTTATTTAAACTATTATAACGTTCAGCGCAAAGCTCGACGTGTGCCTCTAGACTCTTTTTTTCTATCTCGGTAGCTTCGATCATAACATTCCCTTTGATATATTTATTCTAATTGTCTAAACCATACATTTTGTTTGTCTCCGCTGGTTACTATAACATCGGATAGATCCTTTTTATTAGACAACTCTACTAGCATAGGCACAGTATCACAGTCATTTTTTAAGTCTCTAAATGGATCTTCTAAAGGTCCAAATACTCCTGGTGTTTCTACTGCAAATTCAAAATACCAAATATCGTCTTTTTTTTCGGGACTAGATAATTCAAAAATTTGAGAGCGCATGCCTATTAATTGCGTAATAGTTTCCCAGTTTCTCTGCTGATTGCGTGAAAAATTCCATGAACGCTCGTCTTCGATTAGCTGATTAAATTGATCACGAAACGGCACTCGCGAGGATTTAAAATGACCAACAATACCGGTGGCTGTGATATCAAAGAAAGTTTCGCAGGCAAATCTCATTTAGAAGTTTTTTTCGATAGTTCGTATAAAACTTCAACTTTTTTACACATTTCATCAAGAGTAATATTTACATTCCTACTGTTAAATATCTCCATCCAACGCTTTTGCTGTTCGATATCTGCTAGTTCTTCATCTAGTAACGGATCTCGTAAATGTAATTCACGTGCTTTATCTCCTGGTCTACGAGCATATACAGTTCGCCCGCCATCTGGGCTTTCAAAGATAGTTAATTCTGTTATTTTACTAATTGTCATGATAGGAATATTTAACCTATTGTAGCAGGCGTGTCAAGTAAAGTCAACAAAAAACCCACCGAAGTGGGTTTTTGTATTTAAAGTTGCCTTTAAAATTAACTTGCTGATGTAGCTGTAGATGCCAAACGGAATCCAACGTTAGTAACAGCAGCCGCCGCCACATTGCAATATGTGTTAGCAGAACTATTATAAATGTTGCCTAAACCTTGAATAGTTGCTTGTAATGTAGTAGCTGTATATGCCCCAGTTGGGAATATAGCAACACTCATGTCAACTGTGTTGTTTGTGTTGTCAACTTGATAAATCGCTACTGTAGCAGTTTGCTGAATAGCTTGAAGAATCTGTTGAACAGCACCGTTAACACCAGCTTGGTTAAAAGCTGAATTACCTAGACCAATACCAAAAAAGTCTAATTTAGGACCAGCAAAGTTTACTGGTGTACCAGCTGGACTATATGCTGTGTTTGCTGCTAACTGTGGTCCGTTAAGAACGTCAGTTGCGAATACTGGTTGTGATCCGCCGTTTACTAATGGAATAAATGCCATGTTAAATCTCCTTTATATGTGAACCTCTCGGTTCTGCATTTATTTAGCTTTGATGGCAAAAATTAGGAGTTTGGATGTTAGCTTTTGGGCTGTTTAGTGGCACGTGTAAAATCAAACCGATTGACAAATTTTACAGTACCTCCAGGTATAGCTACTACCCAGCCTTCTTGGCCAGGATGTTGTAAATCTAGTTGACGTAATAAGTCAGTTTTGATATCGTGTATTAATACAAAAGCAGAAAACGCCGCCGATAATCCAGCTAGATTACTTCTAGGGCTTTGGAAATATTCTACTATATTATTATATTTTCTTGGTGTAACTTTAGTTTTCAACCATTCTGCGAATCCTGGTATTAATTGATTGACCTCAAATTTAGAAACATTTACATTTCCTATCAAACTATTGATGTAGTCTACACATAATTTTGGTAAATCTGTAATCTGTAACTGCCTCAGTTCAACTGGATTAAACAACATGTCTATATCTTTTCCATGTTGACTTAAAATCTGTTTTAACTGCTTGACTTGTTTGCTGTCACTAGGCTGTACGTTTTCGCTAGGCCGGATAGGCTCTATAAGCAATAGTCCCGGGACTGAATTCAGTTTTACATTTCCTAAAGGTTCTCTAATTCCACCAGGTTCTTTTATTCTAGTATGTATAGCTATACCAACTTCACTATTACCTATCTGTTGACCCAAGGAACTGGCTGCCGGAATGTTATATTGAACTATATTAGGCTTAAAAACATAAGCACCTTTATTTTCAGGAGGAGTAGAGGTATATAAAAGATCACCTTGTATAAATCCTTTAAAGTTACTGGGTATAGCCGATTCTAGCATAGGCCAAAGTTTTTCATATAATGGGGCTAAATTAGCAGTGCGGTTAGCTGATTTACCCTGTGCCGATGCTTCTGCATCTCTTTTTTCTAAATGACTTCTAATTTGTCTAGGGCTTGTAAATAGCCCGTTGTAACCTTTAGCCGAAAATCCAGCTACATCTGTAAGTATAAAAGTACCCGCAGTATCACGACCAAATATAATAGCGGGAGTACCGTCCCATTTTACACTAGTAGACGTTTTTGTATTGTCTTTGAGATGATCTATTACTCCCAATGCATCACGTACACCAGCACTGCCACGCCTAAATACTAAATCTTCTATGTGTTCTATACCTTTGGCCTTGCCACCTTCAACTTCTTCTATCAGTTTGGTCATGCCTTGATTGACTATTCTATCACGTAATTTTGCCAAGAAATGTACATCGCTTTCACCACGTGATTCATCTAATTCAATTCCGTTTTTGGCAAAGGCTGCTCTAGCATCTGCTAGTTTTTCTTCTCGTTTGGCATCGCCTTGCAATGCCTGTAACATAGTTTCAACACTGTATAAGTCATCACGAGTGGCACGTTTATTCAACATTAATTTTGCTATTTCATCAGGGTCAGATGATACAGTTTGATTGCTTGCGCGATCTACTAATCCTTTGCGAGTTATAATTTTATATCCAGATGCTTTGGCAATACTATTAAGCATTATGTGTCTATCTACTGCGGTGTATTTGCTATTAACAGGATGCGTTATAAAAAACTGCCCAACGGCCATGTCTTCCATGAACATAAAATCTGTTTGTACATAACCTTTGCTGGGATTACCACCTATTGGTGTTTTAAAATGAACTTGATCGCCGCCCTTTTTAACATATTCTTGCGGTTTAAGTTTATGACTGTTACACCATTGGGTCAATTCTGCTATTAGTTGATCAGGTGAAATTTCTTGTATATTGACCTGCAAATCAAGATCTCCCGAACTGGGTTTTTTTCCAGTACTGCCTAACCAACGTACAGGATACCCAGTTTTAGGATCCGTTTCGCCGTGTAGGTCAAGACCTATTAATTGCTCAAGCCAGTCTACCGTAATGGGTATGTCAGTTTGCGCGATACGTTGAGTAGTTCCTTTGCCATCGCTATCTTTAAATACATTTCCACCTTCTTTAAGTATCATAATGAATCTTCTCTCAACCCTAGTATTGGCGCTATCTGTTTGGCCAGAGCAATTTTTGTTCTAGCATCAGCGTTTTTTATAGATTTTAAGAAATTATCTATATTAATTTTGTCTAGAGGATTTGACGCATAATCCCCAGTATTAGAGGCAACGTCTTTTATGTTTTCATATTTTTTCCATAAAGCAGCTGCGATAGCTTTTTGAACAAAAAGCTCAAACTGCATCTTGCGATTTTGATCAGTTGTATTTGGATCTAATATTTTTTGGGCAGTACCTGGTAAGTCGGCATCTGCTTCTTTTTCCGCATACTTTACACTATATTGCGGGGTTATTTTTTTAGCCATCCATTGTAGCAAAGAAGCACTGGGGTTGGCACTTGGTGCGACGTCATTAGATTTATCTATAGTAGGTTGAGTTGCAATCTTTTTAGGAGTTTTAACCGCAGATGGTGAAGTTGCCAACTTCACTGTAGGCCTGGTAGGTTGATTAACGCTGGCTGTATTTGCTGGTTGAACAGGCTGTTTTTGATTTCTTTGGCTGCTTCTTTTTGCTAAATCGCCCGGTGACATTTTGTTTGGAACTACATTAGGTATAGCTTCGTACAAATCCTGTTCAAATATGTCCCATTCTTCAGCTAGTGCTGTGGCCAGATTATCGGCAGGTTTACCTATTCCTGTGCCGTAGGCATTGGCTTGATTTGGTACACCATAAGATTTTCCAGATATATGACCTTTGCCATAGTTTTGAGTGTTAGCAGTATTAGTAGGTTTAGCTAGGGGTTTTTTAACTGCTAATTTTTTAATTCCAGCAGCTTTCGGTGATTCAGTATTAGGTATTGTAGTAGGATTTTGAATGCTACCAAAGTTATTATCAGCAAATGCTTTTTGAAATTGAGGCCACAAAAAATCTATTAATCTCTTTACCTCAGGATTACGCTGGACCTGTTGTATAGAATCCTGATAACTTTCCGGCGGAGTTAGATAACCTTTGCCTTGAGCCGATTTCACTAATTGTTGATTCTTAGTAGTCTGTGACTGCCGTGTTACCTTAGATGGATTAGCCGCAGCCAAAGCATTAGCAGGGCTATTAGGGAAGAATAATTGATTAGCTGTATCGGCAGCTTTATTCAGACCGGTATTTGCCGCACTTACCGCTTTTTTAACACCGTCCAACAATCCTTCGTCTAATCGCGATTGTTTAGTTAATTCATAAATTTGCATCAGTTTTCCTAACTGTACGAGTAAACTTACTAGGATCGCGTAACTTGATAGCGTTAATCAACTTCCTACTCAAATTTTCCGCTTGTTCCGAGGTATATGTAGAGTCTATTTGCTCTAGTAGACGTATGGCACTAGATATAATATTAGCAGCACGGTTTTCAATAATATGTCTATTATCTCGCTCAGTGTATAAGCTTTCTAATTCCTCTAAGATGCTACGTGTTTTTTTCTGCATTGTACAGATTCCTTTTAAGTATTTAGCAGATTTTGGATTTAAGACACAGGTTTATTGTGCTTTGATCTGCCCTAATAATTGTTTTAATTTATTGCTCTGTACATCAGCTTTGATTTTTCCAGTATCCCCTAAGTCAGTGTCTATGGCTTCGCTGTTAACTATTTTGCTTTGTGTTTTGATATTTTCATAGATATTTTGTTTTTTAAAGGAATTCACAGGAGCATCTGTTTCAGGTAAATCAGTTATACGCATAGTTTCTACATTATATTCTAGCTCGACTTTTTGTCCTGTTCCGTTACTTGTACGAGTTTTCATACATTGTAATTGATATCGCCCACGTTCCTTCATAGCCCTACTAGTAAATATGCCAAACACATTATCCGCTGTATTAATCTTACTAATACCACCTGAAATATGGCTGTGATCAAACTCTATCTCTTCTACAGCCGCACGATTCAACTGACTGGCTGTGACAAATAGCACGTTCAATTCTTTGGCTAAATTACGCAATTCTTCTGATACGTATTTGTCTTTGACAAACAAATCGTTAGGACTGACTTTGGCACTGACCGGCATTAATAAGTCTAGATAATCCACCATTAAAAAATCAATATTAATGCCGGTCTGTACCTGTACTTCTTTGACATAGGCACGTATATCGTTTACTGTGCTCTGTGCCGGCAGTGCCTTGACTCGATATTTTCCTGCTTTTTTACCAAAGATTTTAACTTTTAATTCAGCAGATTCTAAATCTTTGCGTATGTCTTTTGTGCCCATTCCGGCTAACATAGCATCAGTTCGCAAGCCAACCAATTCCTCGCTTAATTCTAAACTGATATAAGCACCGCTCAATCCTTGTTCAAGCCAACTGATAGCGATATTCATCATGACAAGACTTTTACCCGAATTATGACTACATATACCATTAGTATAATATCTATGATTATCATGATTAACCGAAAGATCATATACTTTAGTTTGTTTACTTTGCGGAAGAATATTGATTACAGTATCTACACCGTTTTCCGAAAGCAAAGTACTTCCAATCGAAATATCACGAGCATAATGCCATTGCTGATCGGGAGATTGATATAAATGATCATGACTCGCAACAATCTTTTTACCTGAAGCAAACTCAAAGGTATACAAATCTTTTTTAACTTTTTCAATACAATCCAACACAGGAACCCAACCATCTGGACTAGATACAAGTATATTGTTTTCATGTACTTTTCCCATTAAGCTACCTATTGGTACCTGCTTAGGCTGTGTGAGATTGTACAATTTAACAACTTTTTCGGACTTGCCTTTTGCGTATGTATCAATTTGAGCATAGGTATAAAACTGTTTTAAATAAGCAAGCTCAGTTGATAAATTTTCATAGTAGTTCATTGATCGTAAACCTTTTGTTAAATAAATCGTCGCACCACATTACTACATACATTACGTCTGGATATTTTTCTAAAATATGATTTCGTTTTGCTAAATCATTTTTATAAGACTCGCCATATGTACCCAAATGTGTTAAAGTTCTTTGGCCTATTGTAATTGGAACATGTTCTAATTCATCTCGGTAATCTGAAAAGTTGATATGCCCTGGGCCGTGGAATTCAAAAATAAGTTTTAACTTTTTGTGTGTCTCGTCTTCGTATACTGCCAAATCATATCGTCTATAACCAACATTGGAAATATTCTGCCAAAATTGTTCACTCGGAGCTCCAAATCTACAACATAATATATTAATATCATTTGCAGCAATAAATCCGCGTATTGCTTGCATTTCCTTGCCATTTGGATTGAATGACTTTGGCAAGGTAACCATGGCATGCTGGTATCTGTCTTTAGTTTTCCATGTTTCTTTACGTTTATCGATAGATTGCTGATGTCGTAATGTGCCTTCTTCTATACCGTATCTATCAATGAAAAATGCAAGATCACGTTTTTGAAAATTAGTAACTATATCAATTGCCTCGTCTTCTGAGTAGCCATTACGAATCCAATAGTCTTTCGACCTCACAGAATATAGCCCGGTTCCTTTACTCATTGCTCCAAATTTTCTACCTCTTTCTTGCTGTACTTTTTTAATCTTTTGAGTTATTTCCTCTTCGCTTAACCCAGAATCAGCCCAGCCTTCTCTAGTATTCTTTAACTGTTTTTTAAGTCGATCTACCATCGAGGTATGAGTTGTTTTCCAGTTGTCGCCGTACATTAATTTATGCCATTCAAGGCCATTGGCTTGACATTTAGACAAAGCCTCTCTCCTAGCTACCCAGTCTCCCAACGAATTAACTATCCAAATAGCTATATTTTTTCTCCATACCCCTGATCTATCTTCGTCGGGATATTCATTAAAAAACTCAGCTAACATCGCTTCTTCCTCGGCACTAGGAACATATCCAATTGGCAATATATTCCTTACTTGTTTTAATCCCATAAAAAAATCTCCTGTACTTTTTTTGTTTCCATGCGGTTTCATCGTTCTCTCCTGTAAGCATATTTATTTATGCTTACGGTTTAGGAATAGGGTATAATTGGTAATTCAACGATAGTAACCATAGTATCAGCAGTTACACACCCGCTACCGCCCGCAAAAATATTAAGTTCTCCTCTACTAAATCCGCCATAAAGTATTTTGTCGAGACTTGGCCATCCTGTGCTTACCTGCCCGCCGCTGTTAAAATATCTATCATTGCGTTCTTTGGGATTGGCAAAATAGTCTGTGCCCATGTCTTTCTGCAGACTGATTTGAACTGCGTCTTTGATTAACTTTTCTACTGGGCTAAAGTCACCCTTATCCAGCATGTCATAAGATTTTAATATGGCTCTGCTGAGTTCTTCCTTCTTAGTAAATGACTCAAATTCTTCCATAAACCAACTGAGATTGCCTTCGGGCAAATCATCTAATTTGTTTAATTTTATATTAGTTGTCGCTGATATTTGTTGATGTAATGGCAAACTGCCGTGAACATCATAATGAGTTTTGATAAATTCTGCCGCAGGTTTTAGGCTTTTATCAAAATTTTCTGGATTATATATATTCTGAACACGCACGAATGATTCAGCATCATTTAGCATCATTTCAAGAAAAAGTTGTTGTACTTGGATGTTGTAATCGTTTAGCAAGTTGCTTCCTTTTTATTTCAATTTTGTATCGGTTAGTTTCTCTGGCTCGTAATATAGTTAGTAAAGTTGCCATTTTGCCCAAGATAATTACGGCATCATTTACATCTTTAACTCCCACAGGCCACTCGGGCATACTAACTGCCCACCCTAATTCTATTGCTTTATCCACCAAAGCCATGCCAGCTTTGTCTTGGTCAGGTACCACCGTTATAAGCCGGCTCATACTACGTATTAATTGCGCCTGTTGAGCATTTATATCGTTGTGTAACACTGCCAATCCGTTTATAGCCAATGCGTCAAATATCCCTTCTACCACTATTGCATGTTGCCATTCTGGTTTTTGTAAATCACCGCCAAATACATATCCTGGCTGTGTGTCTGATATGTATTTGGGTATTCTATTGTCAATGTATCTGGCTGTATTGCCAACCATTGTGCCATTATGTGTGAATGGTATCACTATACGTTTAGATAGTCTCCCTTCCCCATCTGGACTTACCATGTAGGGGTAACCAGTACTGTCTATCCCCCGATGCTCTAGATACTGAATATAACACAAATGATTGGGATTTTCAATATCTATAAGTTCCAAGCCGGCAGGCAAGTCACGCTCTTCAAATTCTACAGGTCTAACGATGCTCTTGTTGTTTTCCAACATGCCATGCATAGTTCGATGTCTTAGACTTTCGATGTTGATTTGCTCTATGATCATTTGATCAACTCCCAACCATTCCAACATCTGGCGAGCTTTAAAAGTCAAACTGCGTCCCAGTACAAAGCTGGCTGTAAAGCCACAGTTAAAACAATGATAAACGAATCCGTTGTCTGGGGTTGGCTTCAATCCACCCCGCTGTCTGCGGTCTTGATTTTCTCCGCGATGTGTACAGCAAGGAGCGTTGAATGATATCCAACCAGAGCTTGTGCTTTTTCTTTTCGCAGGCAAGAAAGAGGTTATGTCAATCATAGCTTATTATAGCATTTATTCTGCTACAATACAAGTCTATCTGTATAATAAATTTGTAACAAATCCTGTAGATATTATCGGAAAGGCGCCTTGATTTGCGGCTGGAACTGGATAAGCATTGGGATTGATACCGCCCGCTGGTATGGGCCAATAACCAGATCCGCCATTTATAACATTGATACCAGTTACAACACCGTCGCCGTTTATAGTTGCTTGGGCGGCTGCTCCGGATCCATTTCCTAAAATAGCTATATTAGGAGGTGCCAGATATCCGTATCCGCCGTTGGTCACTACAATATCAGTAACTACTCCTTGATTACAGATAGCATAGGCCAGAGCCGGAATTCCTGGTGGTTTGGGAGTGGCTATTACGCTGTTATTAAAACACAATCTCAATAATGGATACCAACCTATAATATTCATGTATATGGTTTTAGTTTCATTATAATACGTGTGGCTTTCTGTTACGTTGTACCAAAGACTTTGATAATTTTGAGACCATTGTGCTTTGATAGTACCAGTATACCCTATTAGATCCATCTGTACTGTAGTAACATAATTTTCTGGTTTGATAAAACTAGAATAAAATTCAGTATTGATAAATGAAGTATAATACCACTGCCCGTTGGCATTGGCTGCCCACCCACCTGGGCCAGCGTAGTCAGGGACATTTTCATAACCAGCACCGTCTAATGGCCCTTGTGCCGCTAATTTATTTGTGGGGATAGTAAGGAAAGCACTAGGAACAAACTGCGGATACACACTATTGACCAAATCTACATCGGCTCTTGCCCCAGCTTGAGCATTTACAAATGTAGCTTGGGTAAGATTTCCGCTTTGTACTGATATAGAATAAGATGCTGGTTGGGCTATTAGTTCTAGAGTATGTGCTGCCGGAATATATACTTTGACCTGTCCAGTCGGAGCATTAAGTATTGACATTGGCTCTTGTAATAAAAGATTCGTTCCCTGGGTATCTGTTAATCGGAATGTGAATGTACACCCGGTAACATTTACTGGTTTTTGATCTTGGTTGACAAAGCTGAATAACAAAACATTGTCAACCCCTAAATTAATGGTGAGTTTCTTTGCGTACACTGGGCTATACCTCGCTGTAAAATATTGTCCACTCGTGTCCATTAACAATACTTGCGTTCGTTGTTGATAGAGATAGACTTGTGTAGAATACATAGCTAGTATTTAGCGATTATTAAGCCACAATATTTTGAACATAAATACCCGGTGAAGAGGAAAATGACAAGCTAATGAGTGCCGAATTATTTGAAAAACTAACCGAAAAGTATCCCTTCATTACGCTTTGTGTTTATGCTAATCAAGAATATATAGGAATTATACAAAATCGTGACGAGGTCATAACTACTATCTATGATTTTGGCAGTATTGCTGACCTAGAGATCAAAAAAGAATTCTTAGAATTAGCCAATATATGGTGGTGGGAAAGCAATAGAACCATACCAATCAACATTTTTTTAAAGATGGAATGGCAGCCTTTTAGGCATTATCTGCGTACATTTATCAATAAAGATTTAGAAATACTACACGGTCCTGTCTGTAGTTTATCTGAGTTAGCACAAAAGAAAAGCAAAAGAAAATCTATAACACTTGTTCGACGGATGCCTGACTAAGAATATTCATGTGCAATACTACTAAGGCGCTGTAAGAAATTGAATGGGCCTTCTTGAACACAAAACCCCGACTATCATCACCATCCCATACAGTTTCAAAAACTTCAGACCACGGGCGGTTTTGTAAGTGTGCTTTTCCGGGTCGTATAATAGATATAAAAGCTGCCATACGAGGTAGAGTGTCCGGTTTCATCGACTTCAACAATTCTGCATAACTTCCTATATGAACTAGTTGACTGACCCAGTCTGGGTCCTGCCATAGTCTAGCCCAGTCAGGAGTTTTAGCCAGCATTTCTTCATAGTGTTCAGGTGATTTTATCAGTTGATATACTGACATGTTCAAGAGATCTATCTTAAAATATCCTCTTTCTTCTGCTTGTTCGTAGTCTATGGCGGCACAGCCTAGTATGGGGTCGTATGGAATATCAGTAGGGTATACTCCACTATTATGCCGTCTCGCTGATCCCTGTCGTGCCGGAATAACATCAATTAATTTTAAAAGTTGATCTCTGTCGGCTAAGTCTAAATCAATATCAGCACTCATTACCAGCCTGCCTCTTTCAATATTTCTTGCGCTTGTATTCTATTTGCCGGGTCTTCTTTAAGTTTCTTTTGCCAAATATCGGGATCAATATAGGGCCACAAAATACTCTGTTCTTGTTCATTTAATTCAGATAAGAACCTCTGTCCAGATTCACAATTATACAACACCCAAGGACTTATGCGTCCTGCGGTAACGGCATAGGTTATAGCGTTGTGGTTTCCATATCTAAGATAGTCCTGCGGATGGCTATCTTTTTCTTCTGCCCAGTCTATGCTGTGTTCAATGGCTCTAGCTACTGCGTCTTCCATAGTTTCCAATTTTAGATAGTACAACAAATACTCTTCATAGACTGTATCTTTACACCAATGGTCTATCTTTTTATTCTGCTTTAGTACCCATTCTGTAAATCGAGCAGGATTAATGGCTTTGACTGACACACAATAACGACCAAATTTTACAAATGCTTTATAGTAAGGACTCTCGGCAAAATCATCAAATGTCTTTAACTTGGCGCTGCCTTGTGTCAACTCATAAAATTTTAAATAAGCGTGGAATCCCAGCCGTACTCCTACTTCATCTCGTTCCTGTCTTCGACGTCTAGGCTCACAGCTATGAACTGTGAGGCTGGTTTCTTTTATAAAGTCTTTCTTACAATACTGACAAGTATATTTCATTTCTTGGTGTCTTGACCCAACAACCGTAGATAGTCATCTAAGTCTTTTTTGCTGTTTATCTTGGCTAATACTTCTACTTCGTCTTGTTTGAGATGAGGGAATAGATCCGCTAATTGTTTTTTGATACCAGTAGCTTCTTTTTTCTTTGTGCCGATCCACGTGTGACGTTGTAGTCCCATATTTGGACTAACACTGCTAGCCATTAGCCACTGTAATTGCGGATGCCTACTACATGCGTACCAGTGTTTGTTAAGTCTCTCATTAGAGGAGATTAGATAAAATTCTTGTAAATCTTTACTGCCTTGTACACTGCTACCCCATCTTATCATCAGGAAGTTGCTGAATTTTTTCTTTTCTTCAACGGTGAGTTCATTATAAAAGTCACGATTCTTTTTATCAAATTGTGCCATTTCATAAGTTATGTTTAGTTTGTCCACTAGAACGCCTTATTATAATCTATAATTTCACAGTTACGACTGATGTCCTTTACAAAATAAACACATTCAGGATCTGGGTCATCACTTAAAGGAATACAAAGTAGCTGTCCGTTTTTTATCTTTGGGGCATACCACGCTACATCTTGATAGACATCGAGTATTTCTACTTCTAAAAAACTTGGACGGAAGCTGGTTAAGGGATTGAACTGATAGGCCTTGAATCCTCTGTCGTTTAAAGCTGACAAGGGAATAACTTCTAAGTCTCCTAAATCTGGCTCGCCAATTAACAGTTGCCAATCTACCGGCATACGCACTCGATGTTCTCCAATTCTTAGCACTAGAGCAGGAGCATTAAAACTTTCCAAGAAGATCAATGGTATGTACATATAGTCTGGATCTTGGGGATTACTATTATCTAATATGGCAAAGCGCATATCATCAATCTCTTCGGGCAAATGATCTAAATCATAAGCAACATTATCAAGGGTTAATATTCTAATTTTAGTTCTCCTCATAAATAAGAATATTAATTACTAAAGGGTCATATGTTTTTACAAAATAAGTATTCATGTTGTTATTATAGCATCATTAACAGAGCGAAGTCAAGAGAATTATCAAAAGAAATTTATACCGAATTGCATCATATTATACCAAAAAGCCTAGGCGGAGCAGATACTACAGAAAATTTGGCAATATTAACAGCTAAAGAACATCGATTAGTTCATATCCTATTACCAAAAATGACTTCTACTGCAGAACATACTAAAAGTATGTGGTATGCCGCTTGGATGATATTAAGGACTAGTAATAAAAATCAAGAAAGAAAAATCTCAAAAGGTAAAGCATACGAACTATCTAAAATAAAAATCGCCGAGTATTCATCGCAATTACACAAGGGAAAAATTGTATCTAAAGAAACTCGGGCAAAAATGTCAAAATCTCGAAAGGAACATTCGGGCCCAAACAAAGGTATAGCAATGTCTATTGAGCAAAAACAAAAACTATCAGTTGCTCATAAAGGAAAATTTATTGCTCCAGAAACAGTAGCTAAAATTCTCGAGTCTAGGAAAGATTACAAACATTCGGAAGAAACTAAACAAAAAATAAGTGCTGGTAATAAAGGTAAAGTAGTTAATGTTTCAGAAGAAACCAAGAAAAAATTATCAGTTGCCGCTAAAGGAAGATCTAATACTTGGTTAAAAGGAAAACCGGCTCCTAATCGCGGAGTGCCGCATACAGCAGAAACAGTTAAGAAATTAAAAGTACCAAAGTCTAAATATCAATGCCCGCATTGTAATAAGCTAGTTGGCGGAAAAGCAAACTATGATCGATGGCACGGTGATAACTGTAAATTAGTTCAAATGTCCTGCTAATTTTGCCTTGCGTACTGCCGCCGATACATCTTGGAATAATATGATGTTTTTCGACATATTCTCCCGCCTTGTTATTTGCGTTTCGAATAATGCTAAAATACCACTTAGTGTATTTGTTTTCTAAAAATACTACTTCCATTCTAATTTCTCTTGGGTAAAGGGGTAATTTGCCTCGCGATAAAACTGCTTTCGCTTAGTCAAATGTCGTCGTGCGAATTTACATGTACTAGTCACGTCCCAGATCTGAACAAAATCTTTGTCTTCGGCTTTGCGTATGCCACGACCGATAGACTGTATAACACGTACAAAACTCTTGCCAGGCTCCAGTAATACTAGATTGAATATCCTCGGAATATTGATACCAACTGCGGCCACTCCATACGTGGCTACGATAATTTTATCATCACTGGTAGCCACTTCGCCGTATTCTTCATCACGTTTAGTACCTTTGGTGGCCCCGCTGACAAACACAGCACGTTCGCCCAAAAGGTCAACTAATGCGTGTCCTGCGGCAACACGATCCACTAGCACTAGTGTATTGCCTGTAAGATTGACCTGTGCTACGAGATCGGATATAATTTTTAATCTATCACTGTCTTCTAATAAAAATTTTAATTCTGATTGATAGTTGGTAAATTCTGCGTGGTCTACTAGCTGTACAATATTAACATGACACTGTGCCAATACACCACGGTCTTGTAATTCAGATGCCGATAGCCTGTTTATGACCAGTCCTAAACTGACTTTTAATGCTTGGAATTCAAATTCTTCTTTAGGTACAGTACCAGTCAATCCCCAACGTATGGGAACTTTTGACATTACAGTGGTCATTAAATTTTTTAAAGCATCAGCCTTTGCCATGTGACAATTTGATACTACTGCCCCGTCAACAACATAGTTGTGATCGTTTTCTATATGTAAATTATATACTTCTGCCGGTTTGATTATTTCAGTTTTTTTAATTAGTTTCATACAGTGTCTTAATTTTTCTTGCTGTGTTGTTGTCAAATCGTGATTTTCTGTCAACATGTCTGCCCGTACCCACCCAGCTTTGGTTAAAAACTTATGATTTCCAGTAACTTGTATTTTACTTCCGTTATCAAACTCTAATTCATACATTTTTTCGCTAGAGGAATTGGTTAAATTTATATGTTGCTTAACTACGATATCGGTTTTAAATTCTTTTGTATTTTCTGAATAGTTAATAACTGTATCGCCTGCTTTAATATCTTTGATTGCCACATATCCCAAAGGTGTTAATACTTTACTATCGGCAGTAAAACACTCGTCGACCATTACACATACCACATCTTCTAAGAAATCCATTATGGTAATATCAGCAGTTTGATTTTTAGTATTTTTTAATAGTACGTTGAGACTTTGCCAAGTACATATGGTATGTGTTTTTCCAAATTCTTTGCGGTCACCAAAAAATACACCAACATCTAGGCCCAAGCCTCGGTAGTCTTTTTCTGTTTGTGTTACTAGACTCTTGTTAGGAACGATTACAATAGTACGTCCATGTTGTTCACATCGTTGACTCAGTGCCGCTGTCATAATAGTTTTACCAGCACCTGTGGCCACTTCCTGAATACATTGAGGGTTCTTCAAGAAGTTGTTGATAATTTCAACTTGATAGTCACGTAATACTATAGGTTGACCTTCCATCGGATGACCTTTGCCCCACGTAAGATGGCTAAATGCCGACTCTGTTACCAATTCAAATTCATATGTGGTACTGTAGTCACGCCGATCATCTAGTTCAATATCATAGTTGTATTTTTCTAATATGGGAATAATCTCTGGTAAAAGATTGACAAAGGTAGATCCGCCTAATTGGAAGTAACTAATTTTGCCATCCCAGCGTCCAAGCCTGACCGCCGGAAGATACCTAGCTCCCGGTACGTCGTATTTAAAGGCGTTAGATAAAGCCTTACGAGCGTTGAGCTCGAGTCCTTCTATTTTAATATTAACTTCATCTTTAATTATAATTGTAGCTGTTGGCATATGATTTATTATAGCATACTTATTTCAACAAGTCAAAAAAATAGGTACCTTTTTAAGGGTACCTATAAAATGTGCTGTAACTTGTACAGCACAGGAGCTACCTAAATACTTAGTATAATTTACCAAGCATTAAGAATTTTTCATACATGTTGATTCTGCTAAACTCTTCCAATTAGTATCGCTTACTTTGGTTAAGTCAGCTATCTTCAATGCCATACGCAAACTTATCTCACGTAGTCTTGTTTGATTTGTTTCCATAAAATCTAAAATCTCTTCGCCTTTTTTGGGAGTAAAGTCATAGTCTTTAAACAAGTTACCTTGACGGAAAATCTGTTTGATACGTAAGAACTTGTCACGCATGGTATTCAAAGTAAGATCTAAAAAGTGACAACGTGACTGTAATGCTTCCAAGTGATCTTGTAATTTCTTACTTTTCAAATTTTGAAATTGTAAATTAGTGATAAAAATAGCACCACCTCTGAAGTCAAAACTATCTGGAACACCTTCACGACGTAGCATAGCACTGTCTGAATTCCAGTAAATTTTACGCTTTTTACCTGAGTCTAAAGCCGCTTTAAGAATGTTCAAACTCAAATCGTCTTGGAATACACTATCACAGTCATCAAATACCAGTACATTATTACTAGCACTCATGCGATAGAGAGTACAATACAATCCCACCGGAGTCATGGCACCTTTGATAATTTCATACTTAATACGTTTGTTTGACAGTTTATCAAACAACCCAGCTTTTTCTAATTCATATTCAACACCAAAGCTCTTGCCAACTCCTGGGGGACCAACCACAATCATTGCCCGTACATCACCAGAAATAGTAGCGCGAGTCATCTGTTGTAAAATGTCAAATCGTTTTTCAATACGATCCATAACTTGTTCGTCTGACTCAATTGGTTCTGTTGCTTTAAGCTCTACTACTTTTTGACTAACTGTCATGTCTTCTCCATTTACAAATTCGATATCTTCTATGCTATTGACTTTAACTCTTACCACATCAAATTCTTCACCAAAGTAACCCGCAGATTTTACCGTAATGTATCCGCCCTTCGCACCAGTAGTAAACCCTTTTACCATCTCAAAAGCAAAATTGTTTGGTACTGTGCTATTACGATAAGTGCCATTTTTGATTAAAACAGTTGCCATTTATCAGCTCCTTCTTTTATTGTTGTTAATATACATATATTATAATATTAAACTAATTTTGCGTCAACCGTTTTTGCCACTTTCATCATTTTAAGATTGCTGTCTGTGGCACAGATTCTAACGCCATTACAGTTATTTTCACCGTAAAGTACATCAATCCAAGGAACTGTTTTTCCTGCAGCATTTTCTGATAATGCTATGTTTTTAATTGTTCCGTTTAATTTACCTGCGGCACTAACCCAAGTAATTTTATCATTAACATTTAATTTCATTTCGGCTCCTTGTTATTAACTATATGCATAGTATATAGAAATTGGTAATTTTAGTCAACCAAAATAGACGTTGTTTCTGTGTTTTTCTTGGCGTTTATACCGTGTTTTAAGTTCAACAGTACGTGATTTAAACGGACTGTTGTTCAAAAACAACACAATATGAGCCCTAGTTTTTTGCGTATTTTGTGCTTTATTTTTCATAATACAAGTATTATACAGAATTTGGTATTTTGAGTCAACCAAAAAATACCCCGAAAAACGGGGTATTCTGATGCCTAAATTATATAAAATTATTTTTTCTGGCTATGTTTGGCTACATCCTTACATAATTCAGTCATAACATCGTCTGAGTTGTCTCCTTTCGCCATATTATAAAGGCGGACTACTGCTTGAATATTTTTAATAGAGTACCCGTACCTGCTATTGATTCTATCAACGCTGAACCTGTTAGGACAACCCGTTTTCCTAGTTAGTAATCTACCAGATAATTCACAGCGTGGGTGTGTTATAACAAAGTTATACAACTGCCTCTTAGATAATCTGAAAGATATATTTCTAGCTGATGCGCCCGACTTTAGACTTTTGTACGTGTAATTTACAAAAAAATTTAAATCTTCCTCTAACTTACGATTGAGTGACTCTTTTGTTTTTTGTTGTTGTTGGGCAAATTTTTTAGGATTTTGTTTACGCCATTCTCGTTGATACTCTAATTGTTTTTTAGTCAGTGCCACAATTATTCCTTATCTATCATGTCTGCGAGACCACGTAAACGTTCAGCATCTTCTGCCCCGTGCATGGCATTTTTGGCAGTATTACATGGGTTACATAATATCTGATAATTTTCTAGACATTCTAT